GCCGTCATTAGTGGCGACATTATTGGCAAAACTTCCTCCAGCTCCTCCAATCCCCTTATCACCGATGGTTACGGTCTCAGTAGCGCCAAGGGAGGCCGCTGCGATGGTGCTGCGGCTGATGCCGCCGCCACCGCCGCCCTGCCCTCCGCGCGTGGTGCTGTTACTTACGTCGCCGTTAGCCCCCGCGCCGCCGCCACCGCCGCTACCGATTACAGTGATGGTCGCACTGACGAGTCCTTGCGGCTTCGTCCACGTACCACCGGGATATTCAAATATCTCGAAAGCCCTGTTCCCACTGGGGACCATGAATGTAGGCCACATTGACTATTTCCTCTGCTATGTCGATAGCGCGTTGCGCCTAGAAGGCATTGCGGAAGATCCACGCCATCTCGTTCTTGTCGATTGACGACGTCAGCACATACCCCGTCTGCACCTCTGTGACGAAGCCTGTCGCCCCTGAGCCGATAGCGGTCGAGAATATGCTGAGGCAGTTTGTGCCCCTATTCTGGACGGTAGCGTACCCCATGAACGCGCCGCACCGTATGCCCGTATTCGTCATGGTCAGGAGGGATCGGCAGCTAAAGAAGTTACCGACACCGGCAGACTGATAACCAACAAACCCACCAAAACGGTCGCCGTTGGCGTTGACTGTTCCGGTCAAGCCCACGTTAATGAAGTAGGTCTCGCCGGTCTGGTAAGCCGCGAGGACGCCCTTATAGTTAGCGCCAGCGTCAGTCGCCACGATTGATATGTCAGTGAAGTCAATTCCGGCGATGATTGCACCTGCGCCGAGCGTGCCGAACAGGCCGTACGAGGCCGCTATGCCGGTGTGTGCGAGGCCAGAAATCTTCTTGCCGTTAGAGACCAGTCGTCCGGTAAACGTGATGTTGAGCCGCGTCCAGTTGCCGGTGAGGGCAATGTCGTTGGCGAGGATGTACTTGCCAGTCGCAGTCATCGCCTCAAGCTCTGCCTGCGTAGTGACGTCGGTGTATCCAGAGTACGACATCGGAGGGGCAGTGGGAGCAGCCCACGTCGGGGTTCCGCCGGAGACGGTCAGCACCTGCCCTGAAGAGCCGACCGCCAGTCGGGCGGCGGTGTCAGCCCCGGAGCCAACGACGAGGTCGCCGTCCGCATCCCAGATAGTGTCCGCAGCTACGCCAGTGGATGCGACTGCTGCCTGCCCTACGTTCGTGAGCTTAAGCTGCCCGCTGACGATCTCGATCAGGCCGATATCGACTAGCTCCTGCACGCGGACATAGCTGCTTCCGATCTCACGAGTGCGGCGCTGCCCGATGTTCAGGGCCTCGATGACCTGCTGAAGCGCAAGCGTATGCGACTTCGGATCATCGGTAACGGTGATCGGATTCGGGAACCTCCGGTTGGCCTTGAACGTCGTCATGCGCGTGCAAGGTCCTTGCCCGTCTCGCCGATCTGGATCGAGTAGACGAACGTATTGGCAAACACTTCAAACTGCCATACATCGCGCTTGAATCCGACGGGCAAGCGGATGATGTCCTCGCTATAGAACACGCGGTCAAATACCTTGGTCCGCTCTGATCCTGCAATCGTGTACGCAATGAACCGGACACCCGCGCGCTGCGTCGATAGCGACACTAGCGGGTACATCGGTCCTCCGCCAAGCGGGGTGCGCCACTGCGGAATCACCGGGTCGTAGACCTTCTCGGACTCCATATCGCCGCCGACATAGAGATCCCCGTTCAGGTAGACGACCTGATTGTCGTTCAGCTCATGCCCAGCAAGCGTGTTCAGCGGGGCGTCCGCGAACCGATCGGTATTGTATGCACCATAAGTGGCAGTGATGTCGTCGCCGATCTCGTAGTCCGACGTGTTGAACTTAATCTTCACTGCCCCGAAGTTGACGTGCTTGGGCAGATGAAACTCCTTCGACCTCCAGCGCCACCACAGGCGCTCGACATCCTCGGGGTCCCAGTCATACACACGGTCGGCCATGATCAGGTTCACGTTGCCCGTGTACCGATCCGTCTCAATACCGGCGACCTGCGAGAAGCGATCCAGCTCGATGAGCATCGTCTTAGGTTCGGTCGGGTTGAATACGAATCCGAAATTCGACGAGTTGAACGCGATGTACTGCATGCCGAGCTGTGAAGCGAAGATGCTCGCAGGGTTGTAACTAGCCCACTCCTCTTTCGTGAGGATGTCTTTCGTCAGGAGCTGTACGCCCGACGAATTGAGCAGCACAAGGCCGTTGATCGACGGGTAGTACGCGCCAGCGACGGTGGCCACCATGCCACGGCGGGACAGACACGGCTCAACTGCGTCCATCTTTTGCATCGTGAAAGACGACGGCGTTACGCCTTGACCGATGTAAGGCTGGCTCTTCGTTCCGATGACGAGCGTGGAACCCCAGACACAGAGGCCGACGATCTCGAACTCCGTCGACAGCTCGTACTCGGCGGGCCATGCGTGCGGGCGGTACGGCTCGCTGAAGCACAGTCGCCGACCGCTCCAGCCGACCATGTAGCCGTTGGGCATCAGCACCCACCCTTCGAGGTCGTCCGGCGGCTCCGCCCAAGTGACCGACTCCAGAGTGTTGTTCAGAACGACTTCGTCGTCCGCCGACGTGTCGTTGTACGACGTGTCTGCAAGCGCAACCGTCGCCACGAGGTAGTAGAGCGCCGAGTTGTTCCCCACGACAGTGCGATATATCCGCTTGTGCGTGACGTTGCGGAACGAGGACTCAGTGACGCTGGTCGGCATCGAGGTGATCGCCCACGTCCCTGCATTGCCCGTTGCAACACGGAACGGCGAGGGGCCGCTCTCTTCACCGTACGCCGACACAAACGTCATGACGTAGGTGCGGGTCTCGTCCGCGCCAGCAGGAGGCGTCACCGTCGGCGCAGTGAGCGGAGCGGGGACACCGAGGTAGTACGGATCCAGCCCGTGCAGGATGCGCGACAGCGGGTTGTATTTCGGACGACCATCACCGGCCCAGTAGTAGCGGTCGAACCGATCGTTGACGATCGGCGAGCGCACGATGTCGACTTCCTTGCTGTCGAAGGCAAGCCAATGCTCGCCCGCGCCATAGTACTGGTCGTTGTACTGGATGCGATACGCGCGGCGCACCGTGAACGACTCGTAGGTCAGGTCCGCCAGCTCGCGTGGCGCACGGAACCCACGCAGCTCGCCGTTGAGCAGCTTGGTATTGCGCGCGAGCGTGGCCGCGTTCGGCGGCAGCAGGCGCGGGGACATCCGGGGGATCATCCCACCGAACGCCTCCAGCTTGATGACCTGTCCCATGAGCCGTTACGAGAAGTTCTGCACCGCAGTGACGAGCCACTCGGCGTCTGCGGAGTCGTACTGGCAGGTGAGGATGTCCTTTGCCCCCACGGCGGTGGAAAGCGTCGGCTCCACTCCCAACGGGAACTTGAAGTTCGTGGGCCACGTCACCGTGTAGCTGCCCGACCCTGCCTGCTTGAAGATGACGTTGATCACCTGTCCGCTGATCGGGTTGTTGGGTGCGATCATCGTGACGTTCTCGGTAAGCACGATACGGAACACGTTCGATGCGCAGCAGTTGATCTGCACCTGCGCCGAAAGAGTTGCCACGTCGTCCATGAGCGTGGCTTGCCCGCCGATGTAGCTCGTGCATCCGTCCTCGTTGTACATGTCGTACATCGAAGAACTGACACCGCCGCCGCCGACACCGCCGTAGTCGCCCGCAGGATCGACCTTGATGATGTAGTACAGCGCGTAGTACGGAGGCCGGTTCTCTTGGTCAGGGATCGTGTGACTGTGCGCAGGGATCTGGTCAACCGAGTGGGTGTGCCCTGCCCCGCCGCCAGTCGAGCTGGACGTAGACGTATCCAGCGTGGAACCAGACTGCTGGTAAGCGCGGATGAAGTCCTGCTGCGTATTTCCTTCCGAGCTGGCGTTCGATCCGCGCGAGCTGAGGATGTGAGTGTGCGCAGGGATCTCGTCGACCGTCAGGACATGCGATCCAGTGGTCCCGCCACCGATGGCACCCAGTTCGCTCGTGACAAGCCCAGTGAGGAGGTCATCTCCACCCGTATCTCCCAGCACGTAGCTGGAACCTACGCCGACGATGAATCGGTCGCGCAGATCGGGGCGTCCATTATTGCCGTCGCATAGCGCCCAGCCATCGGGGATGTCGCCTACCGCGCCATACCACATCATGATCATGCCAGCGGTAAACACCGACTGGGGATCGAAACTCTGCACCGTGAGAATCGGAGAGCCGCCCACCGTCGGAGGTTCGCAGCCCGTCGGGATCTCCAGTGCGTTGCACATGTCTCCAGCGGCGTTGGTGATCGTCGCCCCCATGATCAGCGCTCCGGCCTGAATGACCGTCTCACCGGTCAGGACAGCGTTCTGGATCTCGTTACCGTCGAGATTGAGGTTGCCCTCCATCGTGTCGCCGCTACGCTGGATCATATGCCGCATAGAGCCAGCCGTATTGCGCAGCTCGACTCGCGTTACACCGTTGGTCCATGCTTGGGCAACCGTGTCCTCCCACCCACGCACAACCGTGAACAGGTCAGTGGTACGTGCCGTGACCTTACAGATCTCCACGTCCCCTGCTGCGTTCTCCAGTGCGATGACGAAATACTCGCCAGCGCCGGGAGACGGGAACAGCGCACCGAACCCCGCGTCCACTTGGAGCGTGGTCTCGATGTCGGTAATGGACGCCGCCAGTAGTGAGCTGGCGTTATTGGCGAATTTCTGTGCGGCCACTGTCTACTCCTACTTCCCGAATCGAGGGAACTGCCAATTCTGACCGGCGAACCCACCCTGCTTCTGCTCCGCTGCGGCTTGGCCGATTGCGTTCTGGAAGCGATTGAGGTGGTAGGCTGCCAACGAGGGATTACTGTACGGCTTCGCCGGGTGCCCGTAGAGCCGCCCTAGGACGCCGTCCAGCAGCGCCTCGTAGTGCTTGGCATACGCAGCATCGGGGAACGTCGTCGCCGTGTCCGTGGGGATGAGGATCGCGCGTACGCGAACCTCGTCATCGTATTGTTCGGGCGTCGGCCAGATCTCGACCGTGTTGAGTCCGGTCGGGTACCAGATCGTAGGCGTGCCGTCGCCACGGTCGCCGAGCGGGCGTTCAGTCTTGGCCGTGAGCGGGATGCCGTTCACTTCCACCGACGTGACCTGAATCACTTCGGACTCTGAACTCTGCGGGACCACAGTGTACTGGTAGTCGCCATCGGCAAAGAACACCGACTCGCAGACTTCCCGCCATGCGGTCGACTGGCGATAGAACTCCCGTGCCGTGTTGATCAGCTCCCGGCGAGCAACTGCTCGGACGATACCGGGGGTGCGCGGGAGGATGTCCTTCAGCCAGATTGCAATTGAGGCGCTCATAGCGAGAGTACCTGCGTCTTGAACTGCTGCAGCAGCATGCCCGCGCGGCCATCCTGCGTGAACTCGTCGTCGAGGACCTCGGCCCACGCGACGATGAAGCTCACCACGGGCAGGTAGAACTGCGTGGGGAGAGGGAAAGTGGTGCTGAGGTCGATCGTAGCGACCTCGGGGATGACGATGTCATCCGTGACGAACGTGGACCAGAACGCATCCGGTCGGATGCGGCCAAGCTCCTGCAGTGCGCGATTGAGGATATTCAGGAGAACCGGGTCGTCGTAACGATACGGTTCGTCGGTGTCCTGAAGGATCTCCCGCGCCTCACTGATTGCAGTCTGATACGTCTTGGCCACCGGCTACTCCTGAAAAGCCCCCGGCAGATGTTACTCCACCGGGGGCTTGGTCCTCTACAGACCGCTCAGGGGTTAGCCCTTCGCGACCACCGCACGACCGAAGGCAGCCGTGTTGACCAGCTTGCGACCGTAGACCTGCAGGCCGCGCACCAGCGTCGAGAAGCTCGACTCGGAACGCAGGGTCTCCATCTTCGTGAACTGGGCAGCGAACGTCAGAGCGGCGTTCGTACCGAAGTACACATAGGTCTGCGAGCTGTAGCCGTCAGCAGTCGGCAGCAGGTTGCTGTAGTACAGCGTGAAGCGGTCGATCATGCCGAGCCGCCCATTGCGGAGGATCGACGTGCCGTCGCCCGAGATCGAGGCGTCCTTGAGGTCGGACTTCTTGATCATCGCAGCCATCCACGCCGGGATGACCAGCCAACGCCCCGTCTCCGGGATGTTGTTCTCGTCGAGGACCTGACCGAAGTCGACGATGGCGTCGGTGATCAGTCGCTCGTTCGAGGCGTCGTTGCCCGCGCCCGTACCGGCGGCAACCTTGCCGAGGTACAGCGGATTGCCGGGGAGGCCCAGACGGATGTCGCCAGAGATGACGCCAGCCGTGTTGCCGAACATGCCCGTCGCCAGCGTCTCGGTTTCGAGGTAGCTGAGGACCTCGGTATCGACCGAGATCTTCATCTGCTCCGCCGCATCCTCCGACCAGATGCTGAGCTGATCGAGGTCGGACTGCACTTCCATCACGTCATCGAGCGCGAGGTTGAAGTACTTGCCCTTGTCGATCGTCAGCTCGACGAGGTTGCTCGACGGACGCTGGATCGTGAGGGCTTGGTTGGCCTCGTAATCCGCGATGCTGATCGTCGGGCGCGTGCGGATCTTGACCGTGTCGCCATGATTGCGGATCTCACCTTCGTAGTCCGTATTCGCGATCGCACCGAGGACAGTGGCCGCGTAGAACTTCTCGATGAGCTTGCCGCTCCACAGCGTCGGGATGAAGATGCCCGCGTACGCCGGAGAGGGATTCGAACCGCTGTATGCGATACCAATAGGATATGCCATGACGCTCTACTCCTTCGGAGTGTAATTGCAGAACTGGTTAGCGAACTCGGCCTTCCCGCGCGGCTGCCACGATGTCCTGCTCAATCTGCTTGCGACGGTCAGGATTGCTCTTGAACCTACCTGCAGTGCAGTCATCGTAGAACCGCTTGATCTCGGCCTCCGTCCAAATCCGCTTTCCGGCTCCGTTCTGAGCGCCAGTCGCCCCACCAGCTTTCGGCTGGCCGGGGGCTACGAAATCGTCCAGCGTTCGCTGTGATGCGGCCTGCGCAGGGGCAGGAGCAGCAGCGGCTGCGGGCGGCGTAACGACTGCGTGTTCGTTCCGATAGCCTTTGAAGAACGCCGCGATTCGCGGTGCATCGAAGCGTTCATACGCCTGCACAAGCAGGTCCTTCCGCAACGCCCCCGAGTACAGGTCGGGCTGTGCCAGCCATTCGAGGAACAACGGGTCGTTGTTCTGCTGACGCCAGCCTTCAACCTCTCGGTCGAGGGTAGCCAGAAGCCTCTCATGCGAGGTCTGAGTGTTCGCCTGCACCACCTGCGCGGCGGTGTTGCGAACCTGATCGACCTGCTGCTGGACCGGCTGGATCTTCTGGTCGATGCGCGACATGAGCCGTTGCTCTGCCACGCGACCAATGAAGTCCGTCAGGTCCGCGCCGAATTCCTTCACTTCCTCGTCTTTGACCAGTGAGGTCGGGGCCGCAGGCGCGGGACCCTGACCAGCGGGTGCAGCCACCCGGTTCTGACCAAGCGCGGCGAGCATGCCTTGCGTCGCAGTTACCTGCGAGCGGAGCTGCTCGATGGCGGAACTCTGCTCATTCACCGTTCGCTGCAGTCGCGGGACTTCCGCGTTGTACTTACCCTGCAGCACCCGATATTTCTGTTCCCACCCTTCAGCCGCCGGGTTGGGCGTTCCCGCATCACCTGCAGGCTGGTTGCCGTCGGGAGGCGACTGACCAGCGTCCGAGTTGGCAGCGGCGGGCGGATTGCCCTGATCGGGAGCCGGAGTTCCATCCGGCGGGTTCAGCGGGGTCGGGTTGAGCCGCTCCTGATTAAGCTGCTCGGCCAAACGATTCGCTTCCGCGATCTGCTTCTGTACTGCCTTAGGGAGCGCACTCATGCGTGTTCCTTCCTTACTCGTGACTTTTCAATGCCCGCAGGAGCTTGTTCGAAGAACTCCCGAAGCGTGCGGAGAGCGTCGATCGCTCCCTGCGTCCGGTGAATGGTGGCCAAGTCAATGGCCTTCACCAGTCGCTCCGTGAGTTCCCGCTCGTATTCCCGCGAGACCTCTTGGTGCCTTGCGAAGTCCGTGTTGCCACGGAGACTCGCGAGGGCTTCAAGCTGCTGGAAGGTCGGCTTCAGGCCAACCCCCACCGCTTGTTGCGTGCGGCCACGTCGGAGTGTTCCTCGTGGCGACGCACATAGTCGCTCTTCGAGTAGTTCCGATCTGCCCGCTCAGCAGTCGCCTTGTGCCCAAGCGCCACGTCGCGGACACCGTCCAGACGGGACAGGTTCACGACCTTGAGCTGCTTCGAACCCTTCGACTGCTTCATGACTTACTTTCCTGCGCCGCCGGTCGTCCGGTTGATCGGCAGGTCGCGATTGCCCTTCGTCGGGCCAATGAACTTGCCGTTTCCCGCACCTGCGGGAGAATGACCGCCACCGCCGCCGGTCGTCCGGTTGATCGGCAGGTCGCGATTGCCCTTCGTATCCCCAAGAAACTTGCCTTGCATGTGCTTACTCCTCACACGTTGCCAGAGTGTACTACTCGCCTGCGCGAGTTTGCAACACGACTCAGGTTTCGTCCAGCATCTTTTTACGCTTCGCCACAACACTGCCGAGCGTCTCCGTGGCGTTACCCACGTTCATCCGCTTGGCGGGCTTCGGCGGATTCTTCGCGTTGCCGTAGCCGTCACCGATGCCGACTCGTGCCATCAATGCACGGCCAAACGTCGGCTCGACCTTCCCGCCGTCGGCATAGCACTTCACTTGCTTGTGCCCCTTCGTGTACTTCGCCATCTCAGCCTCCTGCGGCGGGGGTTCCGCCACCTGCCTGTCCATTGCCTGCGAACATCTGCTCCGCGCCCTGCTCCTTCCGCTGCTGCTCGGGGCCAGCGCGCTGGTCCTGCGGTGCGGGGGTCTGTCCGGGCGGAGCCGAACCCTGCGGTGCGCCAGCTTGCGGCACAGCGCCGGGAGCGCCCATGCCCATCATCTGCTGCAGGTCGTCGTCGCTCGGGACCACGCGGTCCTGATCGAGGCCGAGGTTGTTCGCCACAGAGCGGAGGACGTTCGCACGACCGGGGATACCGATGATGTTGAGGTCGACCGGGTTGCCCGTGAGCTGCAGGAATTCGAGCTGCCGCATGCGGTCCTGCTCGCGCTTCTGCGCGTAGTTCACGCCCTTCACGACGATCTGCTCGTCGCCCTTGAACATCGTCGGGTTGGTCAGCATGACCATGTCGAAGAGGTCCGTGAGTAGCGGCTCCATCACATCGCGATCCACGGTGGCGGCGACGTTCTGCAGAGTTTTCGCAGCGTTGCCCATGAGCATGGCCAAGCCGGAAGCAGTCCGGCCTGCGCCGCCAACCTTCTCGTTACCCATCATGTAACGAGGGATCGAGCTGACATCGTCCGCGAGCGCGTTGAACTTCTCGAACACCATCATCAACGTCTCGGCGTTCGACTGCGGCTGGAAGAAGTCGATCGGCTTCGCCGCGCCCGTGATCATCGGGTCGAACTTGACGTGCCACCGCTTCCACGGATACAGGTCGTCGGTCTCGCCGGTCTGCAGGACCTGATCGTTGATGACCACCTGCGGTCCACTGGCAATCGACAGGTTATTCACAAGGCTGCGCAGGGTGGCGTTGGTGACTTGCTGGACATCGTCGAGGATGTCCGGCAGGCCCTCGCCCACCATCGCGCCGGGGACCGTCTCATACGACGTGACGTAGTACGGGTGCGACTGGCGCGGGGTCGGGTTGATCTGCGCCTTGATCACGAAGCGGTCGATGAGCCACGCGGTGACGCGGTACTCGTTGAGCGGATCCGGCACGTCCTTGGCTTCCATACCCCAGTCGAGCAGGGTCGTACCCTGCACAGAGCCGTGGAACTCAGCCGTGTCGATGAGGCCCTGCTGGAAGCGCGGCCACCGTTCACGGTCCTCCATGCGGGCGCGCTCGGCGTCCGTCACGTCCCACCACTCGCGGAAGCCGGTTTCGCCGAAGCGTTCCAGCACCTGATCAATCTGGTCGTCCCGGTAGCCGGGGAGGCCCTTCACCGACAGCAGGTCGGCGCGCGTCAGGCGGATGCGCTCGACGAACTCGGCTTCGTGCGGACCGCTCGCGCCGGGGCTGAAATACAGGTCGAACGGCGACACACGTCGCCAGAACATGACCGGGATCTGGGAGAGCTGCGGGTTGCCATTCACCCACTTGAGCCGGGAGACACGTCGAACCTCAGGTCCCTTGAGGCAGGCGTAGGGGAAGATCGGCAGGTCGATGAGGAACTCGGCGAACGCCTCGTAGAAGTTGCCTTCCCGGAGCATGTCGTCCATCTTCTCGGTCGAGCGCGTGGCCTCGTCCTTAGCCTGCTTCTTCGCAGCCTTCTCGGCCTGCTGGCGGAGCTGCCGACGCCGCGCGTCGATCATACCCTCATCGGGCGGCTGCCCGCCCATCTGAACCATCGAGATGACTTCGGTCAGCACGAGCTGGTCGATCGAGGCCGTGATGTCGTCCGGGAGGGTGGGCAC